AAAGTTACATCAAAAAATTAGCACTCCATTTCCCCAAGTGCTAAATATTAATAAATTGTTATCAATGTAATAATAGAGAAAGCATAGACACAATATCTATGCTTGTGTTAAGTCAATATGAATTGTAGTAAATCCTATTCTTAAACTCTTAATGTCTGCGATTGCATATGGATAATCATTGCCCCAATTAATATAACCATTATATAACATCCAATTTACCGGGAATGTATTCCATGTTTCTCCATAATATATAATTGTTGGAACTGTTAAACTTTGAACTGGATAACCACCAATAGGGGTATTCATGATTTGAAACATTGGAGTATTTCTATAAGAGCCTAAAGTATTTAGATTTGTAAAAGATAACTCTATATAATTTGCACTATCTCCACTAGGTTGAAAACAAATAGTACATAAATTATTTACATATTGAATTTCAAAATAAGGTCTACCATGACCAATAGCAACTGAATAACCATAACTTCCGTTATATCCTACGGCAGTACAGTCGCTAAAAGTTTCAATATAATTAATCGAACCATATAAAATTGCTTTATAAATATATTTAGCAAGATACTTACTTGCCGTTGTAGTTGGGTGGATATTATCGGCAGTTCTAATAAAATCTTTGTTGTGCATAATCCAATTAAGGTTATTAATAAAATCACAATCTCCGTCCATCCATATATGAAATGCTTTGTTATAATATTCAAAATGGTTAATCTTTCTATACCACCCAATAAAACCAAGATGAATAGTACAATTAGGTAAAACCGCTCTTACTCTACGTAAAAATTCTCCAAGTCTATCCCTTATTTGTGTTTCATTAGCAATTGAATCATGTAGAATATTTCCGTCATTTGCGCCACCAAAAACGTATAAATCAGTAATACTATTTTTTTCATCTTGTGACCAATTAGCACTTCTACTATTGAAAATATTAATAAAAGCTTCATTGTGTGAATAGTCCCAACCAAAACCGGCACCACCAACCGACCAATTATAAGCATAAATATTTCTTGCTATCATACTTTCAAGAATAGTTGAGAAAGAAGGGCCACCAACACTATCATCAACACCATAACTGTCCGTCATAAGAATAAATTTTCTATCCTTAAGTTTAGAAAATTTTTCATCTACATCATTCATAAAATTATTTAGTTCTTGGTCTATAGTATCAATTCTTTGGTTATTTTGTTCAATAAGTTGTCGTCCTTCACTATCTTTTAAAAGATAAGTTCCACTACTCATTTTAAATTTATCTACATATTGTGACATATTACCACCCCTTTATAATATTTTAGTTGTTTCCGGTTCAGTTAAATTATTAGTAAATACAAATGATAAGCTAGTATCATCGGCATTGTAAATACCGTCAAGCGTAATTTTTCCGGTCGCTAAAAGTTCATTGATATTTTTTTCTATTTCTTTTAAAAACCTATCATAAATATCAATCAAACCTTTATATCCGTCAATTAAATCTAAATATTTTTTAATTAAAAAGCCCAAATCACTATCATAATTTCTACTGTGCGGAAAATCATAATAACTCATTTCTATACCTCCTTTACATTACGAATAACATGAAATTATCGTAAAAGTCATTTGCAATAATTTCATAAATATTCAATTTTTTTCTTAAATTTAATTCACTTTCTAACATTTGTTGTGATGTTGTTACTCCAATATTTCCATGTACTCTATTAGAAAAACTTTCATTTTCCAATAAATTATTCTTTTCTTTTCTATCACTATCAATAACGTTTTTACTATCTTTTTGATATCCGTTGCTATCAAATGCGGAGACATCGCTTATATTGTTTTCATTATAAATATTACTGTTATTTGTTTCCCTTTTAATATCTCGAGAACTATCTTCTATTCTATCATAGTTTTCAATTGGATTGTATTCTAACGAAAACGCTTTAACTAATCTATTGTAAACATCATAATTTTTTAAAAAGAAGTTTTGTATTTTTTGTTTTAACAATTCCATATCATAATAGCAAGGTTCATTTAAAGCGCATTTATCCAATATAGTATTAATCAATATCTCTTTATTAATGTTATCCGGTAAAACAATATCTTTAAAAATAGAGTCAATACCATATAGATTACATATATTAATTAAATTCATAAAGACACCTCTTCTTTCAAACGTTTAATGACATTTTCATTCACTTTCACTTTAATATTAGTATCAAACATCGCATTTATTTTATCAAAGCATTTTGTCATAGTATCTTTCCATAACATCAATAAAGCGTTTGTTTCTTCATCATTTGCATTAACTTCATCAGTTACTAAACGTTCTCTTTTATTTGTATTTGCATTGTTGATACCTATTTCCGTTAAAAATTCGTTCATGATTGTTCTTTTTGTTAGTAATATATCATTTGCTACATAAGTATTTTTGACATTCAATATATCAAGTTTAGAGTTATCAAGCGGAGTTCCATTTTTACTATTTTTGATAAAAGTACAAGGTTTTCCGTTTGAAATTTCATCATACATTTTTTTATATGACTTGATTTGTGCATCACTTTCTCCAATAAAAACATGAGCAACACGGCTATTGATTAAATTCACATTTAATGACCCGTCACATTGTGCTAACAGTAAAGCATATCTATTGACTATTCTCTCACATGAAAGAAAGTGTCCGTTTAAATAGTTGATATATAACAATTCACAATCTTTATGAATGGTTCTTTCAAACGTTCCTAAAACTGTATTTGAAATCATAACTTTTGTAGGTTTGTTATAAACGTTAATTCCCGTATACCCACAATTTAAACAGTAATTAACACCGTCTTTTTCAACACAACCCATTATACCATTTCTAAAAAGATTGTCTCTTAAATAATCAATATCCCATGTATCCGGTAAATTCTCAAAAGTAAAAAGTGAGAATATTTTTAGATAAAGTTGATTTCTATAGTAAAAATAACTTGTATTGTTCAATCCTTCTACATTTTTTGGATTGACACTAAAATAGTTACCAACAAGATTTTGATAGCCAATATCATTCTTATTCAATATAAACACCCCCATTCAATAAGTTATTAATTGTATCATTCATTTGTTCGTTTTCAACATCAACACTAGCATTCATGCATTGACAATACCCACTTAAAGATGATAGTGTTTTTACTTCAAAAAGTGGTCTCCCTTGCTTTTCACCTAAATTGCTAGGGTCAACATTTGTGTTGTGTGATATGACATATAAATGTATTTTATTAAAATTTGCAACACCGGTTGGAGAAGTATAAACATAACTACCACCAATTCCTCCCGTACTACCAACACTACGTTGAATACTTCCAATTGCTCCTTGTAGTAGTCCTGCACCAACAACCGCACCATTACCCGTTGCACCGCCAATTATCATTGAACTTGCTCCACCAATCACCGCACTAGCATTTTGTGAAACAGTTCCAATTGAAACATTTGTACCAAAATTTGCATTACAACTTGCTAGGTTTCCAATTTGGTACGTTCCTACTCCCGTTGCTCCATTAACATTCAATGTAACACTTATTGAGTTTTGCCCTATTAAATCGCTAGGGTTCAACTCCATATAACCATAACCAGGTAAGAAAAGTAAAACACTTGTAAAAGGGTTTAAATTTCTAAAATCGTTATATTGCCAAGGAATTGGAACGCTAACTTTGATTTGAAAAGCTAAATCGGGTATTTGTCCACTTACACTAGTTGCGTAGCTACCTAGTACAATATTTTGCGACACCCCACTACCACAATCAAAAGGAACTCTAGTTGCTCGTAAAAAGGCATCATAAGCACTATTCAATGATTTTTGTAAATTTACCAACGTTTCTATAAAATCAGTATTTGAAAATGTTTCCGCCAAATTATAAGCTTGTTGTGAAGTTATAACAACACAACCACTAGGGCCAAACGTTGGACTACTTGTCACATATTCTAGAATATAATGTGTTGACTCGGTAAATATTGTAGCGGTAGAAGATGTTACATTTTTCAAAGCGTTTAAAGATAATCGACTGTCAACAATCCATTTATTAAAAGTGCTAGTTGAATATAATACAAATTGACTACTATTTAATATTCGACTTCTATATGTTGCTAAAACATCAATATCACAACTTAATTCTATATAGTTCGTTCTTATATATCTCACATCATTGATATAGTAATATCTACTACCCCATTTAATATAGTTATAACTTTCAACATATTCTTTTAAAATGAAAATGGGGTGGAATAATGAAACCTCTTGTTTTAAAGTTACAGTTTTAATAACTCCTTGTGTACCGGGTCTTTTTAAACTGTTCGTTCTTTTATTAAAGTTATAAAGAGTAATGTCCATAAATCCACCTCATTTTATTATGCTTCAGCTAAATAGAATAATACAAAGTTTTCGCTTAAATCGTTAAAATACATGTTCTTCAAATGCCAATAAGTATTTGCATAACCACCTGCACTATTGAATGGTGTTGTTGAAGTCCATAAATCTTTTTTATAAATTCCTAATGCTTCTTTATCAAATAAGCAACAAACAATGTTGTCGATTTCTTTTGTTTCTCCGTCACTAGCACGTTGAATATTAATACTATCTGGTTTTTGAATTGATTGCAAATATGGTAATTCTTTAAAACCATTCAATTTAACATATTCTTCATTAAATGCCGCATATTGCACCACAGTTTCAAATTGGGTTTCCCAATCGGCCGAAACATAAAGTTTTTGCAATTCTTTAGGTGTGTGTCTTGTTTCGGTTCCGTCATTATACAATGTAGACATTGCGGTCATTCTTCTACTAACCAATTTAATAAAACCAATTGTCCAACGTAAAAAGTCAACGTCATTTTTAGCTTCTTTGACTGTTAACTCTTTATTAGTCGATTTTTTATATAAAGCCAATAAATTAAGCGCTCTAGTTGTTCCATAAACCTCCGCAATCATATTATTTAAACAATTTCGACCAAGATTTTCAAGTGACAATTCAATCTTGTTTTGAACCTCTCCAAAAATTGCGGAAATGAAAGACCCCATTTTTTCGGCGCTTGTGAAAGCTTCTTTCAAATGCACACGTTGGATTGTAATGTGTAATTGGAAAGGTGTTTCACTAGTAAATAATTTTTGTGTGACTTTAGGTTTTGAAACTTTAAACATGTCAACACTTCCGCCGTCAACTAACCCAAAACTTTCGTCACTTTCTACAGTTGGCATTTTAACTTTAATCTTTTGTAGAATGTTACCCCATTCAAAATCGGACATTAATAAATCATCAAACATGGATTTATATTGTCTATATGAAATGATTGTTCGTCCAATTCTTTCAACTAATGTGTTCATAAATACTTCGGTATTTGTGCTTGATGATAATACAGTGTTTCCTAATGCAATTAAAGATTGATTATCAACTACTGTTAAATCGCTAGTTCCTAAACCTTGTGCAACAACTGAATTAACAACATCATAAATTTGATTTACTTCCATTTATATCCCTCCTATTTATCATATTTTGAAAACCCTTTAAATAAGTCGCAATCTTTTTTAGGTTTTCCCTCAAGTTTTAAAGACATTCTTTGATTAGAAACCTTTAAACTTTTCACTTCTTTATTAAGTTTATCATTTGTTTTTTTCAATTCTTTCAACTCTTCCCTTAATGCTTGCAACGTAATTTCTTCATCGTCATTTTCTAATTCGTTTTCATCTTCATTTTCTAATTCGTTTTCATCTTCATTTTCTAATTCTTTTTCATCTTCCATATTTTTTCTCCTTATTATAATATTTAAATATTATAAAGGGGCTACGAGTTATCCTAACTAACACTAGAGTTCGGCTCTATTGGTTGCGTGTTCCCCTTAACTAAATTATATAACATTACAATAAAAAAAAACATTGTAAATATATACAATGTTTAAAATATTGAGTCAACTATCAATTTAATGTCATAGTCATAATAATATATGTTTTTACTTTCTATGTAATCACCTAAAATCAAACCATAGTCATATTTAAATCTTTTTAGTGTTTCATGTGTATAGCAAGGGCAGTCGGCTTTTCTATAACTTGCATAGATTTTATTGTTATCTTTTATCGCATAGAAAGTCACATTCTCATATCTCACTATTGGTATGCAGTTTTTAATATCAATTTTTTTGACAAGTTCAAAACTATCACTTACAAAATCATTTTGTATTGACATATCGTAAAAATCACTACCTTTTGTTAATTTATAAAGTGCAGTTTCTTTCTTTTTTTCAGTTATACCTAATGAATGAGGTAAAGCTAAATATATTCCTCTTTCATTATCAATCCATACTTCATCATTGTTCACTTTCATTTGATGAATAACTTCTCCTAGTCTTAATGTTTTCAAAATGTCATTATCAAGTCTATTTGAATTTGCTAGAAGTATAACTTTGATAGGTTGTAAACCTAAAATCTCTCTATTTCTTTGCACAGTTTCAATCATGTTGAAAAAAAGATAATCTTCATTTTTTAAAGTGTTTCTAACACCGGTAAATATAAATTCATCAAATACAATATAATCAACATTAGAAAAATCACTACCCCTAAATTTACCAAATGTTGATAAACTACCACTAATTCCCAATATCTTTTCATCTTCATGTATGATAAAACTATCGGCACTTGTTGACATTTCAACATGTCTATTTAAATCAATATTGAGACGATTAAAGGGGTTGTTTTCCGCTTGACAACAGTTTTTTAATTCGCTTTCAGTTCTTCGCACATACATAAAGTATTTATCATCTTCTAAAAGTCCTTTTAACATTGAATATGTTTTTCCAATACCTCTACCACCAATAAAGATATATAAGAAAAAAGAAGTTGTTTGCACAACTTCCCATGCATTAAAGAATAGTGATTGAATTGAATTTTCCATTTTTTCCTTGACCTTCAACAATCATAAACTCTCTAGATGATAAGTCAATATTATTATCTTGCATTAATTCAACATATTCAATAAAGTTGTCAATCATAGTTTTACTATTTGTTCCAACAACTTCATTATTTTCAGTTCTAATTGTGATGCAACTCATTTCTTTTACTTCTCCGCTTTCGTCATCAACAATTGTGTTGTGTGTAACTACCCAATCTCTCACCTTGAAAGGAATTTCTCTAAAGCTACTTGCTTTGATTCCATTTCCGCTTTTTGCTAAAATGTAAGCGTCAAACTCACTTTCTAAATTTGTTTTTTCGACTTCAATTTTCATTCTTTTACTCATTTTTTATTTCCTCTTTTTCTTTCTCGCTCCACTATTTTGAATAAGGACTTGCGACCTTCAATGGTTGTGTTAAGAAAGAATATTTAATTCTTTCTATCTTGTTCGATAATCTTGAATAATTCATCAAATGTAATTTGATAATGTTTTTTTAATTTTATAAGTTCCTGCATAGTGTAATCAGTAACCCCATATATTTTATTGTAGGCACTTTTTACACTTATATCTAATACGTTCATGATGGTTTTATAATTGTATTCGTCATTCATTTCGATTTCTCCTTTTCTTTATTATAACATTATTTGTAATATTGTGCAATATTTATTTTTCATTATCACTTAATTTATGTAGCAATAATACCAGTGTCTCATTCATTTTTTTCATTTCATCAGTGAAATGGTTCATAGTGGTATTGTTGTACCACATAAAATAAATAAGACAAGCAATTGCAGTTCCATTATTTAAAAATAAATTAACTAGTTCTTCCATTTTTACACCTCCTTTTTTATTATTATAAAACAACTAATATATTTTTTCAATTGTGTCAAGAATACTTTTCATTGTGTCAGTCATTCCAAGTGTGTATGTTGTTGGTATAATTGCTATATTACTTGCAGTTTCAATAACATCACCATTTACATTTATTGTGTGAATACATTCATTGTTATATTGAGCAACAGTTCTTCCGGAATTATGAAAGATTTCTCCCTCTTTAAAAAATTCTAGACCACCTTTTTCAACAAGTTCGTTTGCTCCTAGTTTTTTATTTAATCCGGACACTGTAACACCAATTTTTCCATTTTTTTCAAAAGCGTATTTTTTAGCACCCATGGTTATAAATTTATCATAACCCGGTTCTTTTTCAAATAAACCTAAATACATTATTTTATCATTAATTGTTACATAATGTTTATTGTGTAATTTTTTATTGTGTTCTATTATTGAGTTATTAATTTTTTCAAAATCTACATCATGGTTTCCAACAAATTTAACGCTATCGGTATCAACATATATTGTGTCTAAACCTACAATGTCAATTGCCCTTTCTAGGTTTCGTCTTGCATATGCCGTTACAAATACACCCCATTGATATGACAAAAAGTTGTTTCTATTTGAATAAAAACTATCTAAATCGTTGTTTTCTATCTCTTCATATTCTCCATTTTCTTCATTAAAATTGAAAGTTGAATGTAGCATATCAGTTACCGACATACCATAAATTCCATTTAATTTATTTTTAGATTTCATGTATTCATACTCCTTACATTCAACATTTTTTAATAAACATTTTTTATAGAAATATTCGTTTAATATGACATTTCGTAATTCTTCCGGTAAATAATCTTTTCTACTGAAATAAAATTCACTAACATATAATTCATCATATTCATATTGATTTTTTATAATATCATAATCAATATTTGTTAATGCGATTTCAACAGTATCCGCATATAAAACTCGACCATTGTAATTTGTAACATTTTCTATAGATTGACATTTCGCAACGGGTAAATAAGGAATTGGAACACCTTTTTTTATCCTTACATTTCTAAAAATATACCTACCTATTGTGCAATATTTTTTATTATATTGTTCCAAATCTTCTATGTTTTCAAAATCATAATACATGAATTTCCCAATTGGAAATTTTTCGGTCAACATCACAAATGGATAACTAGATGATATATCATAGCTTGATACATCATTAATGATATAATTTGTCATATAGCGACTACTAGCCGTGTTACCACCACGAAAACAATCTTTAAGTAATTGATATTGTTCTAATGTTAATTTACTCTTTTCAAATTTTATTCTATTTGCTTTGTTTTTTCGCATTGCATTCCTACAATCTCTCCTAACAAAACCTGTTGATGTTAGAGGGATAGTTGTTAAACTATCCTCTTTTAATTTTTCTAGAATACATTCATATAAACCTAATACATCATTATAGCAATAGCCTAATTGACGAGGTGTTAGGTTGTCTAATGTTGTGTATAATTTATTAAAATCTAAATCCCCAACGCCTTTTTTATGGTGTGTGTTTGGTGTGTTTTCGATAAACTTTTCAAGTGACATATTTGATAGATAATAACTACACCTAAATTCAAAAACATCATTACAAACACATTTTAAAACCTTATGAACATCACTTGCAAAAACCGAGTTGATTTTGAAAAATTTATACATAAACTGAAATTCATAACTTAAATTGTGAACATATATAACAAATTTTCGTTTGTCATTCAAACAATATTCTTTTTTTAAATCATTTAAAAATATTAATAATTCTTTCCATGTTCTTCCAAAAACAACAAACCCTTCAACACACATTTGCCAATGATACATAAACGCTTGATAGCATTCTCTATCTTCTTTAATACTTTTACATTCATCTTTTATCGTTGATGTTTCAATGTCAAATGTTCCTGGTAAACTTATGTATTTTTCTTTACCTTTTACAATAGATTTTAGTTTTTTAAAAGGAAAATCATTTATGTTATATGCATTTTCTTTTCGATACTCATTGTCATATAAACATTCTACTTGTTGCATCTTATATCACCTTATTTAGATTTTCTTTTCTTTTTTCTAGATTTTCTTTTCTTTTTTCTAGATAATAAATTTGTTAAATTTTTCTTAATACGTGGATATGTTCTTTGTTGAATTTTTTTGAACCTCTTAAATTCTCTTAAAAATTCTTTTATAGAAATATTACCATCTTTTGTTGTTTCAACAAAATCTTCAATAATTTGTGAACTATCAAGATATTTTGAATTTAAAATTTCTCCACCACCTAATTCGAGAAATTGTTTAAAATCGTTTTTATCAATTTTAATTCCTAAACCTTCTAATTTTTCTAAACCTTTATTAATTCTTCTCTCTTGTGTTTCTTTAACACCTCTTATTTTAGAAGTTTTACTAAATAACTTAGAAAAAATATCTAGTGATTCTTGATATAGTGTATCTAATGGTTTATCTTCCAATTTATTTAAACTTTCACTATATCGAGGTTTAGTTTTACCCGTTTCTTTTTTTGATAATTGATAAGCATAACTATCGTTTTGTAAGTCTTGTTTTTCAAGTCTATAAAAACGTTGATTTATTTGTTTTGCCATTTTTTTTACTTCTTTTGCGAGTTCTTTTTTATTTTGCATTTTGAATAACAATTTAAGTTTTTCCATTTGACTATTTGTATCTCTACTCATTTAATCACCTCTTATTTATTGTAGCACACATTGTATTATATTACAACACAATTTTAGTATTAATATGTTATAATATTAATAGGAGGTATATATTTATGAAAGTGAATGATTTTATTGAAACATTGAACACAGTTGAAAAAATGCCAACACTTTATAAACTAGGAACGTTTTGTAACAAGACTAAAAATGGGTATCTTTTAAGTGATTGTAGTGGATTGATTAAAGGTATCTTATGGGGTTATCCTAAAAATGGTAAATATTGTAATAATGGTATACCCGATATTAATGCAAACACAATGATTAAAAAGTGCAAAAATATTTCTAGTGATTTTAAAAATATTTCTAGTGGTGAAATGGTATGGTTACAAGGACATTGCGGTGTTTATATCGGAAATGGAAAAGTTATTGAAAGTTCTCCAAGGTGGGAAAATGGTGTTCAAATAACTAAATTAAGCGATAGAAAATGGTTGAAACATGGTTTCTTACCTTGGGTTGAGTATTCAACAACTAATGATGAATATTATGTTTATAAAGGAAATAGCAATTCACTTGTTGATGCATTGAAAAGTATTGGTGTTGATAGTTCTTTTACTAATAGGGTTTTAATAGCTTATAAAAACGGCATTGATAGTTATGGTGGAACGTATTCCCAAAATGTTAAATTGTTGACAATGTTAAAAAATGGTAAATTAAAAAAATAAAACCACTCTATATGAGTGGTTTATTTTATTTGTCGCATATTCCCATACAAAGTAGATATGCAACTATGAAAACTATTATAACTATTAATACAAGATAAATGTTATTGTTCATAATGCCCCTCTTTCATTTTTTCTATTCCTTTCTATAGTAAATTAAATTTGTTTAGAAATGACTCTTTATCAAGTTCTATAGCAATATCAACATCAACTAATCGTACTTTTTTAACATTTACTTCACCAAGCAAAATTGTTAAATTAATATATAAATCACTCACATCGTTAAAACGTGCTATTACTTTTCCATTTAAAAGTATCCAAACTCTTTTATTTGAATATTTTTGTAAAAGTCTTGCACTTAAATTTACTAATGTTTCTTTTTTGTATAAATGTATTAATGTTTCTTTCATCTTTATTTACCTCTCTATCTTTATTTCTATAATTATT